GGTTACTGATCTTAACACACGAGGTTATTATGAGAGAAAGACATACTGCGGACGTTCAGACAATTACATCAACCATCTCTTACGAGGCGGATATACCTGATGTCGTTAGTGAGCACCTGGTCACTGTTGATCGTCGTAACTCATCTGATGTTGTTACTCCTAATTTTCATAGGAGGATAGCAGATGGTGAGATTATTAATAATCCGTGTAGGTTTACGGGGTCCGCTGTCAGTATTGGTAGCGGTTCTATAGCTTGGACTCCGCCGGAGGCCGACAACGTTTACTTCTCTGGGGCAACATGCCTCAATAAGAGAAGTAAGTATGGTGTCGACTTCTTGCAAGAGCTTAGCGAATCCGATTATCGGACCGCGAAGCTCCGGGCCCTTGCTAGTTTGGATTCAACCCCGTTCGCCTTTGGCGAGGATATGCTGGAAATACGTGAAACCTTACGGTTTTTGCGCAACCCAATAAAATCCTTGTACGATCTCTCTAACGCTGTGAAGCGCAAGAGTGCCCGTGGGGTGGGATTAAGCGTAGCGGATGCCTATCTAGGCTACCGTTTTGCTTTCTCTCCACTAGTACGTACCGCATATTCTGCGGCACGTGCCTCCGTTACTAAAGATCGAACTGAATCTGTAAGACTAACAGCTAGAGGTTTTTCTTCTAACTCTTTGTCTGCTGACGACACCGTTCTTGGTGGATCAGCGTATCAGTTCGACCGCCGTAGCAGTCACGAAAATCGTATCAAAGCCTCCATCTTGTATTCTGTGAGCAATCCTGCTTACAGCACTCGTTGGAAACTTGGCCTACGTACTAAAGATATACCATACACAATGTGGCAAGTTATGCCTTATTCGTTTATGATAGACCGACTCGTCGATGTCTCATCGATGATCTCTGGTTTTGTAAATCTTTTGGATCCGTCAGTTAGGATCCTGGCCGCCTCTTGTTCACGCCGTGCTACGCATAATTCTCGCGTAGCACTTAGTGTTCAACCGGGTGTGTCGGACTTGTCTGCTTCAGGTAATGACGCGATCGCGTCTGAAACGTATGAACGGTCAATATGGAACCCCACCGTACATGACGTGGTCCCACCCTTTCGAGTGGATAACCTAGTCAGTTCGGCTACTAAAATTGGAGACTTGTTAGCACTTACTATTGCTAATCTAGGACGTAGATAATTCTGTCTACTACTAAATCTCTAACTTAACTAAGGAGGCATCATGCCTATTGAAAACTCATCCGTTTTAGTTGACGGAACAATTGCTGTGACTGCTGGTATTAACACGGCTCTTTTAACACTTGGTACTAACGAGAATGAAAAGACTCTTGTCTTAGACGACGATAGTGAATTTTTATCGTCTACTCGTATTTCTTTTAGTACTAAGCGCCCAAAGAAAAGTGTCTCTGCGCCGAATGGCTACACGCAAGAACGTAATACTGTGAAACTTTTAGTTCCACGCGTTCTTACAAATGGTAATAATACCATGGACTCAGTGACTGTAACTGTATCATCTGACGTGGAAACGTCCGATGTTGCTGTGCAGTCAATGATTGTGTTAGCCACCCAGCTTCTTTCAAACTCAGCTTACGCCGATTTTTGGAAGAAACAGAGCTTAGGTTAGTGTCTGAACTTACGGATTGGCCAGATTTTCTGGATTTTTTCGTGCAGTTCCTACATATGGTGATACTTTTTATCTCACCTTAATAACTTATTTATACCCTAACTTCAACAGGAGAATTCCTATGAAAATTAGAAAAAAGCAGTTAAAAGCAACGCTCTTTAACTCCTCTCAAATCGCAACGAAGATTGAGAGGGAACTTGACCGCGATTTCAAAACCTTTACACAGATGTACAAAGGTAATGATCACATTATGCGCAATGCATTTAGTCGTCAACGGCTCGAACTCTTAAAAAAGTTCTCGCCACCTAGGTTGTCACCAGATGACCTTGAAACAAAAACTTTTGACAAATTCTTATCTGTCAATGACCATATGTTAAATTTTAACATAAAAAATTCTCTGGAATCGATCCCAGAGGGCCCTTGTTTTAAGCGTTATTCTGATGTAACTCAGGTCCAAATGCGTGCGAAATCTTTGATTTCTTACGTACTTGGAAACTTCGACGAAGACGAATTCTTCCTAGAGTGCCGGAATTCTTCCGGCACGTCTATAGGTGTCCCCTTCCGGGATACAGCTATAGATAGAAAATTCCGTTTTCCGATGTCGACTACAGAAAGTGTGAAACCCCTCTTCCAACGTTATCTCGACTTTGACTTCAAGTTGAAGTCTACTATTCATGAAATGAATGGCGATTTGGCATTAAGCCAAGTCTATGACGTTGTTAAGGGATCGCGGGCTACTACTGTCGAAAAGACCAGTACATCGCGTCGCATGATTTGTATTGAACCAACTTGTAATATGTTTTTACAACAAGGGTTAATGCGGGTCATGTATAAAAGACTTGATGCTATTGGTCTCGATGTAGCGACTCTACCTGATCGACACAAGCGGTTGGCCCGAGAATCCTCTATAACGTCGCTGAACGCGACAATAGACTTCTCTTCTGCCTCTGACTGTGTTTCGATCGAATTACTTAGGAAACTTTTACCTCCTTTGTGGTTTTCGATAATATATCAACTACGCTGTACCTCGACATCTATACAAGGTGAAGAAGTGCAATTACAGATGATATCATCGATGGGAAATGCGGTTACTTTTCCGCTTGAGACGCTCGTCTTCTGGGCTTTTGCAGTAGCTGCTGTTGTCACTGAGAACACTGATAGTCCATCCCGAATTCCTTGTTGGAATTCATTTAAGATGGCATCAGTCTTCGGTGATGATTGCATACTACCTACTGAGAACGCAGAGCTCTTTATGAGAGCGATGTCTTCAGTCGGATTCATCGTAAATACAGATAAATCGTATTTCGGTGAAGACGAGCAGTTCAGAGAATCCTGTGGAGGTGATTACCTCCAAGGTTACGACAACCGGCCTTATTTCTTAAAGGCCCCCGTGAATGAACGGAAAAGCTGTCTTGAGCCATGGCTATATATAATTATGAACTCGATTTTAAAAAAGTATTTCATATACTTTGGATCGACTTCGTACCTATACGATAAACATGTGCTCCGGTATCTCTTTTCGTTGTTCGGAACGTATAATCTTAGTCTTAAGATTGTACCTTCCTATTTCCCCGATGATAGTGGTCTCAAGATGTCTTCCGACATCGAAAGATTACTATCGTGCTATCCTGTTGCTGTATCACAGATAGCCCGATCGCATCATGGGTCTATGCATTTTTCGTACTTAAGGTTCATGTACAAAGAAAAACGTAAGATCCATGAAGGCATATCGTATGCTGTCAAACTTAAAAAGTTTGTAGCGTCCGATATGAAACCCTTCAAAGATGCTCCTGATCGGAGAAATGGCGGCTATGTAGTAGCTAAAGGTCTAAGCGCCCATTGGGCGTTCCCTCGCGGGCTGTACAAACAGTAGACCTAACCTGAAACACAAGAAACCACAAAGCCTTATTTAAGGCCAAGTTTTTTCTCGTTACCAAGAGACTGCATGTGCAGCCTTTTGTGTAAAAAAAAAAAAAAAA